CGTATATAACTTATAGCTTCTTCCACAGTCTGAAAGTTTAAACTTTGAGATAGTGGATAATTTAAAATAGTTTCTGCAGCTCCTTGATAACTCTCAGCAACTGTGTCTACTAATCCAGGCAATGCATCATATAACTCATTTAAAGCTTTATGTTGTGCAAAAGAACCAGGTCCAGTAACTTTTAAATGTAACCTATGAAAAGCAGGTGCAGCATCTAACATATCTGAAATACAATCTGCTAACTTATCATCTAAAGAAACCATTTGTTGACTAGGTTGTCTAAAGATAGATGGTTGTGATACAGATACAGCTCCTGTTTTAAGCATTCTTTGTTTCATAATTAATTATTACCTTCAACTTCTTGCGTAGCAATCTGTTGTATATTAAATGATTCAATATCTCCAGCTAAAATTTTAACAGCTTCATCAATAAGCAACTCAATAATATCATCTTTAAATTCACATTCTACATTTGCTGTTGATACTAATTGAGTATAAGGATCAGAACATCCTAAAATCTGTATTCTTCTAGGTTGTCTATAGTAATAAAGTTTTCCTGTTTCAACAGAAAATTCATTATTTGTATAAACCCTTATTGTATTATTTTGAAGAGTGCAGAAAGTTTCAGCCCATAAAAAACTAGGTTGTTTATTTTTATCCCTTAGTAATTCATCTACGTTACCTTGTTCTGCTAGATAAACAACCATTTTTCTTGGTTCATCACAACATTCATCTGTAGCATCTACGGTAATTCTTTTCCATTCAAAATAATTATCAGGCAAAGCGGGAACTTCTACAAACAAATCTTTGTTATTAAAATTAACAGTCAGTTCTGTAAGTAAGACTTGCATGTCATCAATCCTTCTTTTAGACTGTTCATCACCTTCTTGTTTAGTGTTTATTCCATGCAGTTGTCTTCTAGACCAAGTTACTTGACCTTTATTAAATGCTTCAACTATTTGCCAACATTCAATATTATCATAATCTTGACTAGCTAATTTATTTAGCCTTTGCTGTATTTTTATTTGAATAGTAGCGTTATCCATTTATCATTAAGAATTCCAAAGTGATTCAACTTCACCTAAAAGTTTTACTAATAAATCTTCATTCAAAGGATTCTTTAAAAACTCAACTACGTCAGCTACATTTCTTCCTAATAAAGCTGATGATTTAGTATGATATAACATACCGTCTGGTTTTAAACTAATCATTCTAAAGAATGAAGCATCTTTAACTAAAGCTTTTAGTTTTACGGTTTCCATATCTAAAGAGCAAGTATCTATAAATCTTTGAGCAGATACTTTAGGTTTTTCTCCACTATTACCTGCAATATACTCATCACACGCCTCATATAAAATATCAATTGGCGTATGTGTTTTATATGTAGAACTGTTTGCATCTACTACTTTAGTAACATAAAGAAGTTTTTTAGGATTCTTACTATAAAGCTCATCAAGATGTCTAATAGCTCTGTTACGTAATTTTTTGTAAATAGTTTTAGTAGATACTGTTTGTGTTTCTTTATCTAAATAAAATTTTGGTGGTTTTGCTTTTGCTTGAGCATCTTCATAGCTTTTTGCAATAAGATCAAACCCTCCAGCTTCAATTGCCATTAATTTAATAAGATCATACGGATCTTTTAAAGGACTGAGATGAACGGGTTCATTACCAACTTTCATAGTTATTTTTTCCCAAAATTTAATGTTTTCTGGTCTAAGTAAAGTTACCTTGTTCCAAAAGTCTGCGTCATCAATATTAAGCACATTAGTAGCTAATCTTTGTTCTAAATCAGCTACAACAATTCTAATATTCTTAATGATTGCTTTTTTTTGTGAAGTATCAGGAATATTCTGTACTTCTGTTGCAAATTCATCAAGACCTGTAATATATCTAACAACTCCATTTCTTTCTATAGCAGCTAACTGCTCTTCATGAGTAACTCCAGGAAAAACAACCATTCTATAATCTTCAAGACCCATATTTTCTGAATTAGGATCTATGTAAGGTTTAATTTGTATTTTTCCTACTTTAGATAAGATATCTTTTATAGTCACTTTCTTTTTTTCAATTGGTTCTAGGACATCCAATGTTTCAGGAATTTCTACTGTGACAGTTGATGCTTCAGGTAATCCAGTTACTTTAACTGTTTCTCCAGCAACGTTTTCTGTTTTTTTACGTCTTGGCATTTTAAAATTGTTTTAAGTTGGTTTATTATTCTGACTAAAAAAAGGGAAGGCTTTTAAACCCTCCCTTTATAGTATGAGTACGTGTTAGAAGGACCCTCCTGTAATTGGGTTTCTCATCACAATCTTAAGAACCTTGGTAGGATCTTTTACCCAGATTGCTGGCATACATTGAGTCATATAAACTCTATATCCATTAAACTGGCCTGAAGATTGGAATCCTTGAGTTCTACCCATATAATCCATTGTTCCATTTTGATACCACCATTTCAATTGGTTATCCCAAGAAAGTTTTAATAGGTAAATATTATCATTTGTGTTATCAGTAACATCAAAAATAATAAAGCTATAAGAACTTAGAGGATGCCCATCAATAATTGGATTCTCAATGTCATTAGTATGAACGTTATCAAATGCAGGGTTAATTACAAATTGAACATTTGCAAGGAATGGAATCACATAACTAGTGAATGCAAATCCAAAGCCTAGATTCATACCTTTTCTAGTTACAGCTCCTACTCCATATTTTTCAGAACCTTCAATTGTAAATAGCGAAGTAGAACCAGCTTCTCTTGCAATAGCTTCATTAACCATTCTCATACCTCCCATACCTGTTTGAACAATAATTGTTCTTTTTGGATCTGGACCAGTAAAGTCAACTTTACCTGCATAGAAGTTATAAAGTTCTGCACGGAATAATTCAAGATCAAAGCTAGACTTGTTATATACTCTTTTGAAAGAGTTATCAAGCTGCTTCCAAAGACCCACAGACAATCTAACATCATCTGGACCATCTTGCTTAATTCTACCACCGTGTCCCCACATTAGGTAAGTTTCAATATCCGTAGCAATTTTAGTTAAGTGAGCAGCTTCTAAAGAAGTAAGGAAAGATCTAGAAAGATCACCGTTTGCAACAGCTCTTTTTACATAGTCTTTACCCATTTTGCTTACTAGATCTTCAATAGTAGAAATAGAAGGATCAACGCTTTTATCAAAGTTTCTCCAAATTTCTGTTACAGGAACTGTACCATCAGCATTAAGACCACCTTTGATAGCCATATCTGCTCTTGAAGAGATAGAGTAGTGTACGTGAGCTTCAGCTCCACCCACATAGTTATAGAATTCTCTAAAACCAGATTTAGTTTGGATGTCAGAGAATCTTTCACCATACTCACCTCTTGCAGAACCTTTACGGAAATATTTAGTTCCTGGAGTTAAGAATTGATTTTCTAGATACTTGTAATTGTCATTGTTTACAACCTGAACAGTATACAAGAAACCGTCTCCTAGAGGAAGAATATCTTCTTCTGAAGAGATTAAAAGTTCCACACCATTGTATTTATCATAAGTGATGATATCACCATGACCAAATTCTCTAGTGTTTAACTTAATCTTGAATAGTTGCCCATCCACCCCTTTGTTTTCATTAAGAGGTTCAACGTCATCAACAACATAAGGTAGATCTTGAGAAATAGGTGTTTGCCATTTCCATTCACCACGAATGTTGTCAACTTCAATTACATTTTTCCCACCAAAGCTAGACATTTGATAAAGAGGCATTTCTACTTTTTGAGTCATTGCCCAGATATCAACTGGCCCCATATCAGTAGGTTCTGCATCTCTCAACATGTTAGCTAAGTGGTAACTGTCTACATGTGAACTTGCTTGATAAGAAGTATCCCTTAAAAAGAGTCCATTGTTAAAACTTGGTGTTGCCATTTGTTGAGTTTTTAAAAAAATTACTAATTATTGTTTAATCTTTAATTACCTGCCAAAAAAGTTTCTTTTTGGTCTGTTAATTGTATTTCTTTTTGGCGGTGTTCTTTTAGCATCAGGTTGCGCAGAAGTTGTTTGATTTGTAGTAGTTCTTGTTGACTGCTCTGTTTTCAAACTTCTTACAACTTTAGCTTGTTCTTCTTGTGAACCAACACCTTTTACTTGAGATTTATAACCTTGAGGATCTGCTAAAAGCCACAAAGCTTCAGCTATAAGACCGTGATTAGGCTCTACCCATTGGTATTTTTCTAATAAATGACCAAGTAAATTTGTTTGCTTACCATTAATAGAAGGATAATTAGATTGAACTAATCCAGAATACAACATGTTTTGAACTCTGTTATCTATTTTAAGATCTCCTAATGTTCCTGGTTCTAATGCATGATAAACACTTTCTATATATTTTTGAGACTGTTCTGCTCTAAGAGCAGCTTGTCTTTCTTGTTCTGCTAGCTTTTGATTAACAATCTGCTGTTGCATAGCATCTAACTTAGGCTTAAACTGTCTTGCTTTCTTTTCTAGTTCTCCTCTATCTTCTAATGAATATATCTCATCTTCAATTTCTTCAGGAGTACCATAGTTAGTAGCAGATAAATAAGCTCTAATAGCATATTTTTGATGTTCTTCTTTAGATACATCAAGTTCTTTCATTTCATTAGAAGAAGCTAACGCACCAAATAAAGCTTTAAGATCTGTACCACCATTGGCAATATATTGATAAGCCTGTTGCATTTCTTCAGGCATATTACCAAAAAATTCTTGAGGCATTACGGTTTGAAGATTATTCTGTACTTGTTCTAAGTTAGCTGCAATAAGCTCTTCAAAATCTTCAGTAGTGTACTCTTCAATTTTTTTGTCATCATCAAAAGGAAGCAGCAAACCTTTATCAATTAAATTTTTAGTAGCAGATACCATAGCTGTTGGTCTACCACCTTTATTTACAGGTTCTTCTACTTCAATTTCTTCTGGTTGTTTTAGAGTAGTATCAATTTCTTCTTGAGTATAAGCCTCTTGTTTAGAAATATCTTCAGATTCTTTTACAACTTCTTCTTTGTCAAGGTTTAAAAAAGACATGTCTTGCTCTATAGGAGCAAAAAGTGTTTTCTTATCCTCTGTTTTTTCTTTTACTTGTGTGTTTTCATCAGCTAGCATAATAGAATCATTACCTGTACCTAAGATATCATCCAGGTCAATGTCTACTTTACTTACACTAGTTGTTTCTTGTGTTTCACTCATAATCAAAAATTTTTGTTGGTTTTATATAACTGACATATATATTGTCTATAAATAATATACACAATTCTAAGAAAAATAAATATAATAAGTTTTAAAAAACTTCACGTAAAAAAAAATATTTTGCCACTATATAGCTACAATATTTTTAGTCTTCTTTATTTTTCTTCTTTTTTGGGATATCATACTGATTTTTATTTTCCCTAGCAATCTCAAGATCTTTATTTTTCATATCTCTTTTTAAAGCAAGTTCTTCTCTTTTGAGGTTGAGTTTTTCATATTGCTCATTGCGTCTATCACTTGCTTTTTCTCTTTGCAAGTTTATAGTTTCTTGATATTGCTCAGTCTTTTTAAGCTTTTCAATATTATCTATAAAATCAGATTGTTGATTTTGATTTAAATCTTGCATTGCTCCATAACCAGAAGCTCTAATTTCAGCAACAAGAATATCTTTTCTGCGTTCTTTTTCAGCTTCTCTTTCTTTAAAGTCAAGCTCCATAGCTTTTTGTTTTTCAGCTTGTTGAGCTTGCATTTCCATCATTTGTTGTTCATGCTGTCTTTGCTCTTGAGCTTTTTGCATACCTTTATCTTCAATACGTTTTAAAGCTGTAGTTAAGGTAGCCATTGAGTCAGACTGAATTATTTCTCCTAAATCATATATACTAGCTCCTGTAGTATTATTGCTAGCAGCTAGTTGTTTCATTTGCTCAAGTATTTTTCTATGATTAGCTTTTGTTGAGCAATAAACATTTATATCTCTTAGTAAAAGATCTGTACCATTAATTTCAAAATTTACTCTTTCATCATTGCTAGTCATGTGCTGTAATCTAACAGAAGGTTTTGTTGAATGATAAAATTGAGCTAAATCTGTACGCATTTCATGAACTCTAGGCATTAAATAGTCTGAATGCTCTATAAAATACATTTCTGTTTGCGCATAAGATCCAGATACAGCTTGTTCAATACCAGTAGCAGTTTCTGTTTGACCTATTTGTTGTCCAAGTCTTTGTGGATTAACACCTACAACTTCAAAAGCTTGTTGTTTAAAAAACTGAGCTAACTGAACTCTAGACATTAATCTACCTGTCTGAGATAAATCAAGTTGTTGAAAATGCTGGAAATTTAGTGCATTTTCTGTATTAGTAATAGACGTATCTAGCGGAAGCATACTAAAGTCTTTCATAGCTACGTATGCTTTAGCTAAATTACCTTTACCCCAATCTTCTCCTAAAGAATGTTTTGGTAAAGTATTTTGATCTATCATAACTACTGTACCTATTTCATCAACAAGTATATCTGCTATCTGATTATTTACAATGTTATAACCAATCTGAAAAGGCTTCATCATATCCACTAATGATGTAGACCTAGTATTTCTGTCTGAAAAAATCTTACCTTCTACAGGAAGCTTACAACCATATAAAGTATTTTCTCCTTTAAATTGATATTTTAATGGCGCTATATGATTTTGATTAATACCTAAGTATATAGGATTTATTCCGTTTGTTTCTGCTCCTAAAAATGTAGGTGCATTAGGGCCTATTTTTACACCGCCCCAAACTTGATTTATCCAAATCCACTCTATATGCTCACCAAAAACAAGCGTAGAAGTATTTTTATTCTTTATAAGTTCATTATTATAGATGGGTTTGTCTGTTATAGTATATTCCTCACTTACAATATCTGTAGTTACAGCACCTGTCTCATCTATTTTAGTAAGGTGTCCTACTTTACGTTGTGATTTCCAATAAGCTGTGGTTACACGCATCATGTTGGTAACCCACTCAGTTCCATAATCTTCACTCTCTCCAAGAACCCAACTTACTATATCAGAACCATTATTAATAAAGTTATCTCTCATAGACGTTAATTGTCTATAATTTAGTGATGGAGAGCCTACATTCCAATCATAAGATTTAGTAGCATCATAATATGTACCATCATTTTGATAACCTGTAATAGGATAACCCGCAGCACTAATAGGATAATATTGTTGTAATGAAGCTAACTGTTCTTCATTCATTAACCATCCATAATGATCTATTACATCAGGGACAGTCATCATATCAAGTTTTCCAACCCAATTACCATCAGATATATATCTGCAGTTAGGTGATTTATTATAGAATGTTAGTACTGGATTCCAAACTTCAGGTATGTAATCATCTTCTAACATCTTAAAATGCCAAAATTCTCTATCAGTAATAAGAGAATCTCTAAAAGCCATTTCTTCTAACTCATCCATTCTAAATCTTTGCTCATCAATGATCATCTGTTTAGAAGCCCATTTTTCAGCTATAACTTCATAGTCTTTAGAAAAGAATTCATTAATCTCAGGTAGTGTTTTTATATTATCTAAACTAAGTTGTTCTTGCATCATTTTAGCAACTTCAGGATCTTGAGGATCCATTCCTTGCTCTATCATTTTGCTTAATAACTTTAGCTCAGCTTGTTTTACTAGAGCACTTTCTATTTCTGCTCTTTTAGCTTCCATTATTTCATTATGAGTAAACTCATCAACAGCTCTAAAAGATACTCTACTATTTCTTTTTGCAAATTCAGCAACTAATGTATTTATTACATTAGGTATAATTGGATAGAACTTTAAATCTAATGCTGGAGCTTCATCATCAATAGCTAATTGATCAACAATCTCTAGCATTTCATTATCTTCTTCTACAATATAATCTGTTTTATCTATAAGACCTTTTGCTAACTTATAGTTTTTCATGAGTCTTCTAGCATTTCTTCTAATCTGTTTAATACCATTCCACTCTAACCAGTCCATGTTCCATGCACACCAGTCTGTGTCTTTTTCTTTTTTAGGAATAAACTGTAAAGGTTGTGACACTGCCCACAACCTTTTAGTTTCAGCTTTTTTTCCTTTCTTTAAATCAAGAGCGTTATATATTTTCATTAACGTAGTCTTTTATAAGGGGACCTCTTTTTTTTGAAGTTTAAGTTAGACTTTTTTCTACCTAAATTTCTAAAAGGGGTACTCTTTAATTTATACAAATTTTGTGAATTTTCCAATTTATTTGGAATCTCATTTTCAATCCTAACTTTAGTCTTTCTATTAGAATCTTGTATTTTAACAAAAGCTATAAGAGCTGCTAGAGATACAATACGGTCAACGTTTACACCTGGTCTGTAAGCCTGCATTTCTTTTAAAGCCATAAGATCTGGTAATCTTCGTATACCATAATGCTTTTTTATAATAGTTCCTTCATCATCTATTTCTTCATCTATAGTTTCTTTTAGCCATTCAATTAAATGACTTAAAAGATGATTTTTAAATAAAGTCCCTGCATTTTTCCAACCGTAATCTTGATAAACAGTTTTGTTTGCTTGAGCTTCTTTTAAGAAAAGCATTTGATTTTTTGGAACCAAATAATTTTGTTTTCTTTCCTTTATCATATAAAGAATAAAAAGAGATATGTTATTTTCTACAAGAGTCCATGCATTATACCATTCTATTATAAGTCTGAGTCTTTTATGCGTTTCATTAATATCATCAAAACGTCCACACCAAGCAGCTACTATTTTATCTCCTTCTACAAAGTTTTCTATTCTATCTTCTGTATGCCGTGTAACATTTACAGCAGTTTTATAAACATAAATAGAACATAATGAATCTGACGTAGTTGTTTTACCTTCTGAAACAGGGTCAATAGAAGCATAATAAGTTCCAAACTCAGGATCTTTATCAGGCCTTTCCCAAACTACAATAGCTCCTGTTTTATCTTCTGCATTTGTTTTAACAGGAAAATCAGTAATTGGAGCTTTAGATATTTTTTTAACTCTTAAAGAACCGTCAGGTTTTTCCTGTATATCTACTGTTTCATAAGGGTAAGCTCCTTCATTTATTTCTCTTTCTTGGTCTGCAACCAAATTTAATGGAAATACAGACTCTTCTCTAAAATCAAAAGCTTCTTTAATGTTTCTAGGATGCTGAGATATTCTTAACTGATATAAATTAGGTCTTAATTCTTTTTTCCATTTTTTAAACATGCCGTCTATTGCTTCTAAAGCTTGTTCAACTAAAGAATTACCATATTTATCAATATGTGGCGGCATACCCCATTGTTCAGGAATAAATAAGCCTGATTCTCCTCTCATGCCTGTTTCATCTATAAGATCTGTTTCTACAGCATATATATTATTTTGTTTAGGGTATAATGTAAAATCTTTTAGTGGCCCACAATCTTTTAAGTCACCCACAGATCCTGCTGCTATAAACATACCTGTAGTTATTTCTCCAGCTTGCATTGCAGGTCTTACATACTCATAAGTTTTATCCATACTAGGGGCAATACCCGCTTCTTCATAAAAAAAATAAGTACAAGGACCACCTACACCTTTTGTAGCAGACTGTTCAAATGACATACCTTGCATCATACCTTTTAAACCTACATCCTTTTTCTTACCTCCTTTTGTAACCTCAATCTTTTGTTGCCAAGTAAGAACTTTACCAGGATTCATAGGTCTATACCAAGCAGTACTCCCATTTAAAAAAGCTCTGTATTCATCTAAGAATTTCCAACTACCATTTACATTAATATAATCTTTTAAACTAGCACCTATCTTTAGTATAGGTCCTTCCTCAAACCATATTTGATTTATAAGTTTACCCATATGAAAATATGAAGAGGCTATCTGACGTTTCTTTAGAATAGAAGCATGCTTATAATCTAGTTCTGCTAAACACTCATAAAGAGAGATATGAAGCTGTACATCCCAAACTAATGGAAAATCAAACTTCTTTTTCATTTTATCATAGATTGGAAGAAAGTTAATCCAGAAATAATAGTCTCTTGGTAAGTACCATACCTTATTATTATTTTTAAAGAATACACCTTTCCTGGATTTTTGCTTTTCAAAATCCCAGTATTTTACAAAATCCTTACTTCTAAAAGGAGCCATACAATATACGTCACCTTGTTTTCTGAAAAGTCTTGCTTGTTCATTAAATAACTGTGCTGTTTCATCAAACTCATATTTACCAGGCTCTTTAAAAGTAGATTTCACATACTCATATAGCTCTCTTCTTGAATTAAAACTTATTGTTGTCCATTCATTGTTTTCATAAACAGGTATATCTTCATAGATTTCACTCATAGTTTTTACATCTGATCATAACCTAATTGTTGACCTCCTCTTACATGAGATTCTTGTTCTGCTTCTAAATCTTTTGCTACGCCTTTATATGATTGACGTATAGCATCAAACTCTTTAGCTATTCTAAGCAGAGAATTTATATTACCATCTCTACCTGCTGTAACAGCTGTAGTACTCATATACTCTGTTAAATTATCTAACATAGTTGTAATACCTTTGTATGCTCTTACTGTAGGTGTTTCATACATGCTTGTAGCTTTTTCTACTGCTGTTATTATTTCATCTTCTTCTAAACTAAAATCAATGCCTAAATCATCTATTATAACATCTTCTCTTAATTCAATTTGCATATTAAAATAAGGATTCTCTTGACTTGGACAACACATGTAAAATATATAAGCATAAATTTTTAAAGCGTTCTCAGGATATTTTTCTTGAATAACACTTAACCATTTAATCATTTGGCAATGCTCAGTAGGCTTAACTACATTGTTTTCTATATCTAATAACTTAATCATAAACTTCTGGATGTAGTTTTAAATATTTTATAATAGCGTTAACTTCCTTTTTCATATAAGGCAAATCATAAGGAATAACTTCTTTTATAATAGGATCACCTGCGGCATCTGTTGCTACTAAAGGATAACCATTATCATCAGTATCTTCTACTTCAAATAAAACATGATGTATCTGCATTATACCAGGTTTTAAAGTATGATTGTGCTTAAGTATAATATACATATAAATACTTAACTGTAGAGCATAATGATTTAGATTACAATCACCTACATGAGATAATGGGCCTTCTAAACAAGACATTTTACCTTCCCAGTTTACATAAGCTTTAGTTTTTATTTCTTTATTTGTTTTATAATCATAGATATTTACTTTATCTCCTACAACTTCAACTCTATCTGCTTGACCACAAATTCTTGCTGATTTTAAATAAACAAAATGTTCTGGATATATACCTGGAGTTAGAACTTGAGCAGGTGAATGTTTTACACCGTCTTGCTCTATTGGATGTATAATAGGTAAATCAATACCGCTTCTTTGTATTGTTTCACACATTAAGAGTTCTTTTTCCCTTTGATCATGATACCAACTTCCCAAAGATACTGCTCTATGAGATTCATTTTTCCAGATTTCTTTTATCTTTTCTGGATCCATCCCATACCATTTAGATTTTTTATTTTTAGAAGATTTCAATGCAATACTATCTGCATCAAAATGTGGTTTAAAAAGAGATATTAAAGATGTAGTACTTAACCATTTGGTATTAGGATTGTTTTTACTTTCATAAGTATGATTGTCTGCTTTAAATATTAATTCCATTTTACATATTATTGATTTGATTATTGATTTGATCTTCTATTTCTTCTGTTACAACAGCATCCCATTTACCTTCAGGACAAGAAGAAGATAAAGATCTTAGCTTAAACGCTAAACTACACCCGCAACTTCCACAACAAGGATTTGTACCAGGAACTTCACAGTTTTCTCCTGTAAGATCTATCTTAGGGCAAACAGTGCAAACTAAATGTCTTTCTCTAGCTACTTCTTCTATATGTTCTTTTTTAAACAAATTATTCTTAATACCCTCAAGAATTTGTTTTTTATTGCTCCATATCTTTTTTAAATCCATCTATCTTTTTTTTATAAAATTCCTGTTTACGTTTTATATCTTCATAAAGTAATGATTGAACATTTAAAACTTTCTCTAATTTTTCTTCTATATCTTTTTTAATTACCATCTGATTAAATGTATCTGGTTGAATAACATTTAAGTGATTAGTATATTTCATAACAAGCTTTGGTAACTCTTTCTTTTTTATTTGAAAAGATCCTAAATTTTCAACTTGTATATTATAAAACTCTAAATTAGAGAGTGCTTTTCTTAATTCAACATAGTAAAAATTAATAACGTCCTCTATCATAGATAGATTCATATTTAGTTTTTCACTTGTTGGTTGTAAAAAATGTTTACTGTTCTTTGGTAACATAAAACAATTTAAAATCTAAAACTATATTTCCTTTAGTCTGCACCTGTAGATCAGGACTCAAAGAGATTTTCTTTTTATTTGAGCCGTTTTTTTTAACTAATTTAATTTTACAAGCTTTACTTAAAAAATTACGTACAGTTTGAGGTGTCTTAAATATTTTTTCTTGAACAGTAGAATTACAAAATTCTGCTAACTCACATTCACCATAAGCACCTAATAAAGTCAAACAGTTAAGTTCATTACTACTTAACTGTATTTTATTTGTAAAACAATAAGTAATGAGTTGATATTTAATAATATCTCTGTGACCCATTCTTACTTTTTTAGTCACTAAATTTGCTTCCGCCATAACTTTGTATTTATATAGATAACAACATATCAACTAACTCTGGTTGAGGAAAAACATCTGTCTTATCTTTTCTAACATTACAATGAGAAAGAAGACCTTTTACTTTTCCTTCAAAAGCATCCTGATGAAAACCAAAAGCTTTAGTTGGACCAAACTTTTTAATCCAGGGAATTAAACCTTGATCAATATCTATATTGTCTCTGTTAGCAATATATAATAGCCATTTTTTTGTAGCTTCTATTTGTTTATTGCTATATCTATGATAATAAATTCTTTTTCTAAAAGGCTCTTCTAATTTAGATACCTGAGATTCTATTGCTTGGGAACCAACATAAGTTTTGTAGTCTTCTGTTAGATAACCCATAGCACAAATTTCTAATCCTACAGAATGTTTATTCATATATGATGAACCTGTTTTTCCTAAATGAAAGCCTTGACAACCTTCTGGAAAAGCTTGTACCATAACACCATCATATCTATCATCTCCAGTTTTATGATCCTGCCCACCTAATACAAATTCAGTAGCTACCCTACCTCTATCATCTCTACCCCAAGAATCAATAGTAGCAAAAGGATTTGAATTACCTGCGGTATGATGTAAAAAAACATAGTCATTTTGAATTTTATAACTTTCTTTTACATATTCTCCTTTAGGTAAAAAATGCTTTTGTATAATTAACCCTTCATCTGTTGTATATTGAGATACATTTTTAAGATCTGTATCTAAAATACCCATAGCCTCCATAGTTTGTGGCCCAACAATACCATCTGCTGTTAAATTATTTTGTCTTTGCCAATGTACTATAGCATTCATTGTTTTGGGACCAAATATACCATCAGGCTTTACACCTACAACTTTCTGTATAATTTTAACAGTAGCTCTGTCAGAAGATCCTAGTTTAATAACACTCATAACTATTCTGTTTTTTTAAGTTTTCTACTAACACTTTTTGCTGGAGGAGCAGGAGCTTTTTCTTGTAAGCGTTCTTCAGTCTCTTCATCTTGAGAAAAGAATTGAGATTGTTGAGCTATAGCTACTATTTTACGCAATCTATGCTCTTCAATGTCAGCTTGTAGCTGTTCATATTGATTTTGAACCTCTAAAAACTTAATTTCTTCTGTGTAATGTGTAATTGCGTTTTTGCGGATTTGTGCAATTTGCTCTGAGGTAAGTTTTTGCTCAGAGTCTTGTTGTTGGTTTTTACTCATGACGTTTAAAATTTTTTTGATTATATATCAAATATAACTAAAAATGTTTAAACTATACAAGTTTTACTTATAACAACTTAATTTATTCTTTTTCTTTTAAATTCTTTTTTGCAATTTCTCTTTCTTTCCAAAGAACCAGTTTAATTTTTTCCCAAAGATCATATCCTAGTATAATACTCATATTTTCAAATACGCTTTTAACTTCTACTATAGCTATGATACCTGAAGTAACTTGTATCCATGGTAAAGCTGGTGTTAGATATACTTCTGCTACTTTGGATACAATAATTGCTAAAGGATAGATTATTAATTTAGAAGTAATTCTTCCTGCCTTTCTAGAAGTAATAGGGATATTTAATTTAAGAGAAGCCCAAATGCCTGTTAATGTATCAGCAAATATCAAAAATGTAATAGCTAATATTGAAGATATTATATCTCCTATAAATAATGTTAAGAAAGCTAACACTTCTGGACAAAAACATTTTAAACCAAATATCTTAAACTCTTTCATTATACAAACTGTGCTAAGTAATCCGTGACCATTGCCATGTATTTGTCTTTCCTTTCCTGTGTGAAGACTTCATCAACTGGTATGTTTGGAAGGTGTGTATTGATTGATTCAATAGCACCTGTCTGAGCAAAAGCAAGAATATCCCTAAACTTGACAAGAATAGCATCATTCTGCTCTTGTGTTGTACCCATGATTCTATTGTCTTCAACAAAGATAAACACAAGGTCTTGACCAAACTGCATATCCATTTGCAACCTTTCTTGAATTGATGGTGGCGTATATGGAGCATAAAATTCTGCTGTATAACCTTCACCTAATGAATCAGCAAAAGCTTGTGCATCTTCAAGTGTTGCAAATTTTTTAACAACCTCCCAATAATCTTTTGATATTTTATATAAATTCATTTTTTATGGTTGTATTAAGGTGAATAATGCTGCTTTTGAATACTGATAAAAAAAGCTACTACTTGGTGTTATTTGTGTTAAATTTATTGTTGTTGGCGTGCTACCAAAATCATAAGTAACTAATTCGCTATAAGATGTTAAAACAGATAAATTTGCAGTTCCTGTGTCAATATAACCATAGGTGTCTTGCTCAACATTATTATATGATGTTTGAAATCCACCAACATTTGAAATTACCCTAACAACATAAACTCCAGGAGTTAAATTTACATTACTTGCAAAATTAACAAAATTCCATCCTGTTACTCCTGTTGTAGTATTTGTTTGAATTTCTTGAGGCATTGTAGCAACCAAATTCAATGTATCAGTTGTTATATCATACTTATATAATGCACCATAACAAACACAAGTTGCATTAGTACTTAAAGCATTAATTGCAAAACCCATATTTTTAAGAGTACAATTTGACTCTATTCTTATAGGATTGTAAGATGCTCTATTACCTTGCCAATTTATTGTACTACCGCTTGATTGTGATTGACCAGCAAAATCTGTAACAGTTCCGTTCAAACTCCATGCATCAGAAACGCTACCACCACCTCCACCAGTGCTGACTTCTTGAAAACCTAATTGTAATAAAGGATTATATTTTTGATTTGCCATATCAATTAAATTGTGCTAAGTAATCAGTTACCATCTGGATGTATTTATCTTTTCTTTCTTGTGTAAAGACTTCATCTGTTGGTATGTTTGGAAGATGCACATTGATTGATTCAATTGCACCAGTTTGTGCAAAGGCAAGAATGTCTCTAAACTTGACGAGTATGGCATCATTTTGTTCTTGTGTTGTACCCATTATTCTATTGTCTTCAACAAATACAAATACAAGATCTTGTCCAAATTGTATATCCATTTTAAGCCTTTCTTGGATTGTTGGTGGAGTATATGGTGCATAGTATTCTGCTGTGTATCCTTCACCAAGTGAATCAGCAAATGCTTGTGCTGCTTCAAGGTTTTCAAATTTTTTAATACAAGACCAAAAGTCTTTAGATATTCTATAATAATTCATTTTGTATATATTTATCTATAAAATTAAATTCTATCCATAGGATAACTGCTTGTGGCAAATTATGCTATTTCAAAATGTACTCTAAATTTATCTACTACATCATAAGGTGAAGGAACCATTTGTGCAGATGTTAATGTTGCTGCAACGCTTCCATAATCATAAGTTGCACCTGATGTTTGTACTAATCCATAATACATACTTGTTCCACCTAAATTATGTCCAATTAATTCATAAGTTCCACTACTTGTAGATGTTGAATAACCCCAAGTTCCACCTATATTGTTTGCTAAAAATACACTCATATATAAACCTGGTTCAAGTGCATGTGGAATAGCCAATCTTGCTTCTTGCCAACCTGTTACACCTGTTGGGCTATAATCAAATTCAGCTGTTGGTTGAAATCTTAATTCCCAAATTTTAGTTGTAACATTAAATTTATATAATGCCGCATAGGCTTTTGCAGGACTATTAGTTGATAAAGATTTAATATTCATCTTTAATGCAGAAATACTTACAGGTGTTTCTATTCTAAATAATCTCCCCATTCTCCAACCGGTGTATGTACCTTGGTTACCATTTAGTGATCCTATTGCATTAACAGAAAAATCTATTGTTGCTCCAGGAATAGTATAAGCATCTGATGGTGTATAACCTCCACCACCACCAGAAGCATCAATTTGTACATCATCAGCATTTTGTGTAAGTGTAATGTTAGATCCTGCTCTTAATGTTCTAAACTCAAGTTACTTCCAACAACGGGTGTTTTAAGAACTTCACTACCTGCCCCTGTATTAGATGCATTAACACCACCACCAATACTATCTTTTATACTTTTAAAAGTAACCAAAGCATCGTTTACTTGTGGTGTTTTAGAGTTACCTGGTTTTCTTTTACCAACTATTAAAACGTCATTATCTTCTGGAGTTACTATAGTGTTTCTTCTAAATAACCCAAGTATTTCTTTTATTATATTCATTTTATGATAAAGTTATGTCAGTTACGTAATAATCACCAGCTCCACTCAAAGTATAAGTAAATGTTTCTGTGACAGTTAAACCAAGAGAAGCACTAGAATATCTTATACTTGATACTCTTCTTAAAGTAGGATCATCAGGATCAGCATAAGTAAAAGTTTTTACAAGATCATTTGCCTGATCCTGTAATTTTTTTAAATCTGCTGAAGCTCCTCCTAATGCATCATGAATTTTATTCATGATTTTAATCATAGAAAACTGCCAATTATAATTAGATTTTCTATTTCCTTGGGTATTTTGATTACCGTATCCCATGTATTTAAAGTTTATATATAAAGGAATATGAGTTTTTACTCATACTTTAATATACCTAATTTAAATTAGATATCAAAAAATTATAATGAAAAAAGGTCCCCTGAGAAAGGACCTTTTTACCGAATCAAAGTTATGTATAAACGTAGTCTAATCTTTAAAAGCAGAAATAAGATTTGACACCTCTAATTTAAAATATTTTCTTCAAAAAGAAAACTATAATTCATCTAATGGTTCTTCAGGTAATTTTTTTTCAGCATTCTTTATAACCTTATTAACATTTCTAACAATGTCTTCAATAAGATATGCTTGTATTTCATTATTCTCACCGTTTACTTCAACACCTACAATATCCATAATATACCAACTCAAATGAACTGCTTCATGAACAACAGTACTCAAAACTGACGGGTGATCCTCCACATTAAAATCAGAACCTGCTAACCCTACTAATAAACAAAGATGATTACCCAATTCGTCATGTTTTAGAAGAAAAGAGTATCCCAAAGCTCCGCTAGTTCTTGACTGAGACAACTTCAAACCAGGATACATGCTTTCCGCATGCACTGTAGCATCCTTCATATTACTAGCGACAATAACCTCATACGAAACATGAAACAAAGGCACTTTTACCTTTTCAGAATATACAGAAAAATATTCTTCCATAACACAATACTTTTAGTTTATACATAAGCCTAAATATACAAAAAATAATTCTTACCCCCATACAAATTTAACCATATTATAACCCCCCAGGTGTTTTTTCATGTCAACTTATTTCAGTATATTATACTTATGAAAAACCCATTAAGAACTAACTCTAAAAAACCTAAACATAGGCTAACAATACCTGCCAAAATGATGGCAGACATAGAACGCATGTTCAAAGATCCTAATGAGTCTAACATGGAAGCATTTGAAGAATTTAAGCAAACCCTAGTAGATGAAGAGATGTACACAATGCTTAAACAACTCTACGCCTTAGAAAAGTTCTACAAAATATACATCCCTTTCAAAAAGTAATCTTGCCTTTTTAAAAAATTCTGGAATAGTGAATGTGTGGGGTCTTATATATTCAACTCCCCCACAAAAATTATACGGAGGCTACCCCCCGCACTTTCTGTAGCAGCATGCGTGTTTTCCTGCGTCAAACACAAAAGCATGCTTTGCTAGCAGAAAGCTTTGCTCATGTCAGATGGCTTTGCCATCTGCCATTCAACTCATGCCAAACCTCATTCATGTTTTGCTTGTGCAAGCACAAAGCAAACCATTCATGCTTTCTACAATGATCTTTGCAAGATCATAGTATAAAGGCGGTTTGTCAACTTCCCTTGCAAGCTTGCGCTTGCTGCGGTCAAATCAAGCTGCGCTTGTCAACCTTATGTAGTAACGCTATTCCTTTCTTGTCAGCAAATTATTAAAATTATGGAAAATCTAACAGACTTATTAGAGTACGTAAAGCGTAATAACCTTCAAGAAGACTTCAACAAAGTCTTAGAAGTAATTACTTCTATTGAACCAGGAAAATCAAAAGATTTTTGGTTCATTTTAGGAAACTATGCTGTATGTATAGAAAAAGAGAAAGCTTAACAGCTTTCTTTTTTTTTTCCTTTCTTTTCAAAAAATGTTTATACACATGACCATGCTATGCTAACATAGAGGGGGGATTGTGAGAGCTGTGACTAGTACTCACAGGAGAGGGAATGTAGGCCCTTAACATTTTTTTAAATAAAAGGCGTGTGTATGCTCTGTAGTGGAGCAAGCCAGCCTTATTAATATAGATGTGGATAGGAAACCACGTTAAAAAACTTGCCACGGCAATCTATAAGCGTAAGGATAGGACTTAGCAGTGCCTAAATAACACAAGAGGGGTAACTACCCAACTGCTATTTTTCCTTTCTTTTTTAAAAAAATTGTTAATCATAAAACTTCTAGCTATGAAGAAATCTCTTTTTAGCCGTCTGCTTATTGACGGCATCCTGCACTACGTGCAGACCATCACATACTCTGACGGTAAGTCCGTCAAGCGCATTGTTGACGGTCAAGGAAACTTGGTCAAAGTTGAAAAGCTTTGACTCTCTTTGCCGTTAAGGTAGCTACGCCTAGTGGTGTGGCTACCATCAATGTTCTTGCTGCCAGTAAATGGCATGCCATGGACATTGTAAAGAATAAATTAATTGAAGGCAGAATCATATCTGCCAAACCTAAAAAAATATAATTGTTATGAAAAATTTCTTGAAAGAATTTGAGCTGGAAAAGAATCCAGCAAATTTATTCATGTTAATAGCTATTACTTCTGTATCAGCAGTAATAGCAATTAACTTGTTGATAGCTCTTGTGGGGTTACCTACAATTGTGTTTTGTTCAGCCTTCATATTATTTACAGCTTCAATAGCTGTAATGGTAGAACAGAAACAATGGACAATGTTGGCATTAATAATCTTTGGATTCTGCTGCATCATTTATGGTGTGGTACATCAAGCAGGATTAACTATGTAGTAGAGAGGAGCTTATGCTCCTCTTTTTTTGTAGGGAGTGGTATGTTATTACTATCATCTCCCAACCTTCTGTCAACCCAACATCAGACAGTATTCCTTTCTTTTTTATAAAATTATTATTCACTTTTTAATTCATAAACTATGAAGAATTTATCATTGCCATTTGGCATCTCAGAAATTACAGGAACAGGCTTTTGGGCAGTTAAAATGACTGCAAAAATTAGCAATGCTGATAGAGAAGAGTTGAAGAGCAGGTTCCATAACCTTATCGTAGCAGAGGTGCCAAGTAAAGACGGTGGAGAACCCACAACACACAAATTTACTATGGTATGCACTTACCATGAAGTGTGGAAATTCTATGATTCGCTAAAGCTGGCAATCATAGAGCGCAAACTGGAAGACCTCCGTGATGCGCGTAATAAAATCAAAAACAAGTACGCAACCGTGCCTGTAGATGATGATGGAAGGCGTAGGTATGAGGAAATGGAGGATATCTTCTCTGATGAACTGCCGTGGTAAGAAAAAGGTTGAAGCCCATTTAGGGCTTCACCCTCTTTTTCAACTTTCCTTTCTTTTTTAAAATTATTTTTATTCACTTTTTAAATTATTAATTATGGCACTTACAGCTAAAATCTTGAGACAGTACAACAAGGATTACAACGGAGAAAAACGCACAATGTATGTGTACACCATTCACGGCAGCTCTGCCGAGGTAGCGGAGTATATCTCTGCACAAGGAGAAAACTGCCAATACTCAGCAGAAAATCCTGAAATTCCTCTATTGTTTACGTCCCTGTACGTACAAGATGAAATGCCTGTGCGTTACAGCGCATACAACAAAAGGTATGCTCTAGACACCAATTTTGCTGAAAGATTACTATCTCAAGCAAAATACTTTGGTGCAGAAGAAACGTTCAGGGAGGCGTACGGCAATATGCTAGCGCAACAACTTTCAGGAATCAAAATCTCCCAAGAACCTACCACACCTAAACTCACTCCAGCCGTTGAGGATGAAGAAGAGTTTCCATTTGAGTAACCAATAAGGCCCGTGTAACAGCGGGTCTTTTTTAAATTATCAAATATGTTAGGTAGTCTTTTAATAACAGTTCTAATATGGATAATCTTTTACAAGGTTGCCATAGAAGAACCAAAACCATAAAAAAGACAGGTGATCCTCACGGAACACCTGTTTTTTTCTGAAGAAATGGCTTTGCAACAAGTTGCAAGTCATATATTTCAAGCATAAATGCTTGAAGGAAATGGTGTTCACTGCGTTCACGCTATGGTTTAATGATGCAAGACGCAAGCATTGCGCAAAGAGCTTTACTATCATCATCCTCCTTCCTTCTACATTATACAGAATACAGAGGAAATCCAAGAAATTTTTTGTATATTAGAAATATGAGCAAACAGACAAATAAGAGAAACCGCAACGCTGGCAAAAGCACAGGCAAAAGCAAGTCAGCAAAATACTTTGCTAAGAATCCCAAGGCAAGAGCAAAGAAGAATGCCTACAACAAAGAATACCACAGCACACCAGAGCGCAAGAAATACAGAGCCAAGCTTAATAAGGTCACAAGAAAGAAGAGTATACCGGGTATGGACGTGTCCCACACTAAATCAGGCAAGCTAGTAAGAGAAAAGCGCTCTACTAACCGCGCTAGAAATGGTAAGAATGGCAAGTCTAGTAAGAAATGAATCTCTGTCAACTCCTTTAAAGTCTTTTAAAGACTTTTAAAGTTATTTTTTCAACTCTTTTTTCAACTCTTTTTTTTTCCTTTCTTTTTATTAATATTTACTTGCGTTTTCTGCGCAAGTTTAGCTACGTCAGCTCTTATAGTCATACTGTAATTGAGCTATGTCAGCTTGTTTAGGGTAAAAAGTCTTTTAAAGTCATTTAAAGCCACTTTTTTTCCTTTCTTTTCCTTAATATATTTATTACAGCTCTATTAGCATAAGCGTTATGAGCAAGTAATGAATATATGTCAGAATCAGTAATCAATTTTTTAACCAACAATTTTTTAACCAAATCAAAATTATGAACATTACACTAATCAGATCTTACAGATCAAAAAACGGAAATCCTACCTTTGTTTACGGAGTATCAGGTAACGCAACAGAATTAGCAGAGTTTGAGGCTGCACAAGGAGACTACCACAGAGTAGATGAAGAAACAGGAACACCTCTATGGTTTACAACAAGATGTGTTGGACCAAGTGGTAAGCTGATTATCACGTCAAATGGCAATGTGGTACCAGACATGTCAGCATTTGATCAGGCTGCAAGCTTAGCTCAGCAGTATGGTGGTAACTTTGGAGATGCACTTGCAGCACAAGCAGCACAGAGCATTTTAGGTGTTTTCAAAGCACCTGCACCTCAAAACACTGTTCAAAACACTGCAGACGCAAGTTTAGAGGACTTATAAGAGAGTTTTTGCGGGTAAAACCGTGGAAAAACTTCAAGTATGTGGAGATATGTGAGTAGGAACCAACCTCCTACCACATTCTCCGTACTTGTATTAAACCAAAATTGCTAACACAGCTAAAGTAATATACTATATAGCTACAAAGTTAATAGAACATGAGCAGAATAAAAAATTATTATCATGACCTATTTGAGTGGCAACACCTCTGTGAGAATAATGACAGAATGGAAATGCCATACTGGCTGTTAGAGCATTACAACATGTCAGAGTATGATGCCACAGCTATGGGAATCAGAGTCCAGTCACTTGCACCTCTAGATGACTATACAGATGAGGAGAAAAACTATTTCTACTTCCTGCAAAACAAGTATGACAATGAAAAACTCAATGAAGAGTTTGAAAAGCTTAAGCCAGGAGAGCGTATGATTATAGGAATATCTGTAGATGAACATGGTAATCATTATGAAGAATACCTCACAAAAGAATAAAAATGCGTCATCAGTGACGCACATAACAACAATAGAGTATATACTTCTTATGTTATATTCTATTGTTAGGTTATAAGAAAAGCCACGTAAGTGGTTCATAGCTAGTGAGTTAAAAGTGAATTTAGATACAAGTTTTGCGTCACAGGTGTCGTACCTATGCGTCACCAGTGTCGCATTCTTGTAAAATCACTTAAAATTTATTACCTTTATTAAATCAAAGAAAGAGTAAAGCGTATGAAAATAGTAGCATGGCAAGCTACACCTAATGGAAAGGTAAAACTTGCAATCAAAACATACAGAAATGACATGTACAAAATTGTCATAGTAGATAACATACATGGATTAGATGATATCTTATCTGATATACCTGAAATAACAGGTTCAGATGTAGATGCAATGACAGAGTACTTGTACTCAACATATCATTGGAATCCAGTAATCTGATTTGGGTCAGAATAAACAGGTGCTTAAGCCCAAAGCGTTGGAGAATAATCTCCAGGTGCACTCAGGAGGAGTTGGCAGCGTAGACACCATAGCGGTGAATGCTGTAGGTAGACAACAGTTTCCTAGGAACTGCCTTAGACACACCGAAGATTAGTAGGTGTGTTTAAAAACTTGTCAAAAGAATAAGTTTTTTGAAAGATTGATTCAGCATTAATACATCAGTAATAAAGCAACACACAGATCAATCTGATTACACCAACGGCTAAAGGATGATTCAGCAGTATCTATAATCATTAACTACACATAACATCCTGACCGTTATTTAAAAACAAAGATTATGTCAGCAGTCTCTATAACTACAACAACACTAGAGAGGCTTTCCGTATAAGGGGAATCCATAATCTGTACTATTTAACACCCCTTGGAAAGCCACAAATTAACAACAGGGGAGAGTGTAATAGCTCTCCCCAAAATTAAATCAAATCTAAATCAAATCACAAATATCAAAGCTATGACAAACGTAACACTAACACAAGCACTACAAGACATCCAAACTTTAACTGATAACGGTTGTGTAACCAACCAGACATCTATGGACAAATGTCTAGATATGTTCTTCCTAGCAGGAGCATCTAGACATATGTCTACTGATGATATCATTAGAGTTTGGAACAGTGCCTATGCTGAAAACCCCCAACTAGCCTGTAAAATCTTGTATTGGGCAAGAGATTGCAGAGGAGGGGCAGGAGAGAAGAGATTATTCCAAACCATAATGTCTTACTTGTATAAAGTTGATAGAGATTTATTCTCACAGCTTATTATACATATTGAGGAGTATGGTTATTGGAAAGATATCTTCAAATCTGCCCAGCCTGATGCTGATATGCTAAACTATTTAGCTACTCAGTTGGAGGAATCAGATAACGCAGGCTTACTCGCTAAGTTCTTTCCGAGAAAGGGAGAATGGTTCAATGCTATGCGTAAATACAAAGGTTGTACACCTAAAGATTTACGCAAGTACATTGTATCCAAATCCCAAACGGTTGAGCAGAAGATGTGCGCGCAAGATTGGAGTAACATCCAATATGAGCATGTACCATCTGTTGCCATGAAGAACTATGGTAGAACCTTTGCTGTCAAAGATGAGAAACGTTACACCAAGTATATAGAGAATGTCCTTGCGGGCAAAACCTCTATCAATGCAGGTGTGCTTCATCCTCATGAACTTATCCTTAAGCTAGAAAGAGACAACATTGATGCCATTCAGGCTCAGTGGAGTAATCTTATAGATTATATGGAGGGTAGTGAGGAGAGGTTGTTTCCAATTTGCGATGTCTCAGGTTCTATGAGCGGTTTGCCTATGGAGGTGTCTGTTGCTTTAGGGCTTTACATATCTGAAAGAAACAAGTCTTGTTTCAAGGATTATGTGATGACCTTCAGTGAAAATCCCCAGTTCCATCATGTAGTTGGTAACAACATATATGAGAGAGCTACAAGTCTGTATCAAGCAGATTGGGGGATGAGCACTGATCTAGAAAAAGTTTTTAAACTTATACTAGATAAAGCAGTTGAACATAACGTATCTCCATCAGATATGCCAACTAAGCTACTTATCATTAGTGATATGGAGTTTAATCAGGCTACTGATACCAAGGAGAGTGCTTTGCAATACATTAGCAGGATGTATGCTGAAGCAGGTTATGTCAGACCTGATATCATCTTTTGGAACGTAAACGGAAGACTTGGTAATGTACCTGCAAAGTGCAATACTCAAGGTGTGGGATTGGTCAGTGGATTTAGCCCTTCCGTGCTACAGTCAGTTCTTCAAGGGTCTGTAGAGACTCCTATGGAGCTGATGCTCAGAACTGTAAACGTAGAGCGTTATGACCGTATAGTCATAGCGTAAGCGCGTTTGCAGTTCTGCACATATAAACTTTTAGAGACTGCAGGATTCTTTCTTGTAGTCTCTTTATTTTTTACTATCATCATCTCTTCCTAACTAAATCTAGATTACACAGAGTAAATTCAAATCATGAAAAGAAAAAACAAAAAAAGCATAGAATTAGATTTCAACATAGATAAAACAATTGCCTTATCTATGATACAGAGCAGGCTGCAGAATATCAACAAAAATACAGTCAATGATCCAGAAATAATAGAAGCTGTTGTATCTTTAATATCTGCATCAAATCTTGATGTAAAAAAGCTTTTCTTAGCTACATTAGGAGTATACCCTGAAGAAGGTCAGTATACGGCTAATGATGAGGTATACGTTGGTACAAGCTATATTGAAACCTGGAACATAGCCAAAGAGCTAATGGAAGAAAAAGGTCTAATCATCAAAGATATGGTAAAAGCTACTGTAGAAGAATATAACAAGTATACGGAACAATATACCATAACATATAACTATTTATATTATACTGATGATAATCCTTTAAAAACAAACACTATTGAGATTTCTCAAAAAGCTATAAAAGGTTTAGTAGAAGATTATCCTGTTAATTTAGAAATAGTATAATGAAAAGGAAAACAAGATTTGGTATTGTAGATGCAGATGTTATCCAAGATCCGTCTTTATCTACAACTGCCAAAGCTGTTTATGCGTTGTTATGCACATATGCAAGAAAAGACAGAACTTGTTTTCCATCTATAACACATATATCAGAGTTATTAAACGTAAGCAGAAGGACCACAGAAAGAGCAATAAAAGAATTAAATTCTAAAGATTACATACAAAAAAATGGTAAAATATTTACGCTTAAATAATTGTAGCTATATAGTGCGTATTATTTAAATAGCAGAAATATTAATAATTGTTGATACAAAGTAAATATGCTATATTTGAAATTATCATGTATGTAAAAAATGTTTTATCAGTTGCCTAATGGTAAAGTCTTATATTTATCTGTTGAAGAATACTTAAGTCTTACAGATGAAGAATTACATCAGCTATCTAATAGCGGATATGGTGAGTATATGTCACCAAATGCAAGTTTCACAGGGAGAAAGCAGAAATTTAAATCTATAGAAGATGATTTAGATTATAAACCTGATGATGATGAAACAGATACACGCGGTCCTATCAACCTAGATAATTTAGAATAACAGAAGAAAAGCACCACTTCTGTTTTTTTTATTTTTTTTTTGGTGCATTTTTCAA